GATGAAGCCTACGGGCTCCACCGCGAAATCATGCTCCTACCGCGGGACAGCGGGGGGCATCAAAGGTCAGCGTATCGGCGGCGGGACGACGTTCCCTGCCAGCGCTAAAGGCCGCCTGCAGTCAGGCGGCGCGGGCAAGCAGACGGGCGGCAAGTTCAAGCAGGCCGGCAACCCCATGCGCGGGAAAAGGGGTTATTGATGACCTCCCCGAAGCGTGAGGGGCGGCCCGTAAAGCAGCCTTCGACATCGAGCAGCCATGCCCCCAAGGGCGGGCGCGCCGGGAAGACCAACATGAAGCGCGCCCGACAGGGAAAAGCGCCTTCTAAGTACGGTCAAGCCAGCATGTCATCCTCTAAAGGTGGCGGCGCGCGCGCCATCCACACCAGGAACTACTAATGTCCCCTGGCAAGCGCTCCGGGTTCGGGATCTCGTATCCGTCCAGGAAGCAGCAAAACAAGCGCCGCAAGAAGGCTGGGAGAAAAGCTCAGTCGCGCCACGAGAGCAAGGAGCACAAGGAGCGTGATGACCTTGTAGACCGCCTGCGTGCTCAGGGCGTCAAGGTGCCGCGCCACGGAAAAACACGCTCCGAGCGCCGGAAGGAGGCCGAGAGGCTAGCCGAGGCCATCCTCGCTAGGTCGCGCAAGAAGAAGAAGGGCAGAAACCCCGCGTCCAAGAAGCCCGGCAACAACCGCGCTATGGCTGCCGCCTTCAACGCCATGGCCGGACGCATCGGAGGCACAGGCGGTTCTGACAGGGGCGCCCGTAACCAGTAATGCTGAACCTCAGCGCGGCGAACATGCTGGACGAGATCCGGGCGTCTAAGGACTTCCTGGATTACTTCCTCAAGGACTGGACCGAGGACATGGGCCGATACCATGGCCCCGGGTACCGGAAGGATTACAAGACTGACCTGACTGACCCTGAGAACCACGCGTTCGAATGGGTGTCCCTCATCGTCCCTCAACTTGTATTCGGTAACCCGCGGGTCAAGGTATCGACCTCTCGGATCGGCGCGCAGAGGCATGTGGCTAAGGCCATGCAGTTTGCCCTCAACCGCTGGTGTCGTGACACCAACATGCGGAAGGTAAACGAGAAGCTGGGCGTGGACTACGGCATGAAATGGGCTGTAGCCATCACCATGCCCGGCTACACGGAGGGCTTCTCGGAGCGTGAGGATCCGCGTAATTGGCCTACCGTAAGGCGCATCTCGCCTAGGCGCTACATCTGGGATCACCTCGCCACCGAGATGGAGGAGGTGCGTTTCCAGGGACACGTCACGATCCGCGACAAAGACGACGTCCTGCGCGAAGCTAAGAGCGACAAGACATGGGACATGAAGGGGCTCCGTGCCATCACCGAGGGGTATGGCATCAACGAGTTCCGGAATGAGGAATTTCAAGAAGGCTACCCTGCGCGGAAGGAGATCGCGTATTACGACCTTTGGATCCCAGAGGTCAACGGGAAGAACGTCGATCTCCTTCGTAAGTACGGTATCTCGCCCCCGGAGCAGAAGTACGTCGAGGGCAAGCACCACGGCATCTGGGTGACCCTGGGTATAGGCCAGCAAGGAGACGGAGACCCGAAGGCCGCCTATATCCGCAAGGCCCGTTGGTTCTGGGGCCACCGCCGTGGGCCGTACTCCTGGATCGGCTGCTACGTAGTGCCCGATGAGGCTGCACCCCTCGCCCCCATTCCTGCGGTGCAGAGCCAGGCCGACGAGCTGAACGACCACGCACGGTCGCTCTCGAAGGCTATGGCCGTCTACAAGAAGGGCGTCCTGGTGGACGGTTCCGACCCCAACCTTGAGGACAAGGTCAGGGAGTTTGAGGACCACTACGTGGTGGCCGTGAACGGCCTCGACGACATCGACAAAAAGGTTCGCGAGCTAGAGCTTGGCGGAGCGACTGACCATCACATCACCCACAACGCGATCCTGCGCCAGCGCCTAGACCGCAATAGCGGGATCACCGACACGCACCGTGGAAACGTAGGCTCTAACGCTACGGCCACGGAGGTGGCCACGGCAGATGAGTCAGCCACCGTGCGCTTCGAGTTCATGGCCTCGAAGTTCCGGGATGGCATCAAGGACATCCTGGAGAAGGTGGCCTGGTACCTCTATCACGACGACAAAGTGCTCTTCGCCCTGGGCCCGGAGGCCGAGGGCCAGTTCATGGAGTACGACGACGTGACAGGTGAGGAGAGCCCCGTCGAGGAAGCATGGTTCAAAGGCGGGGAGTTCAACGAGGAGTCAGGCGCGACCTTCGATGCGCTGGAGCTGGAGATCGAACCGTACAGCATGCAGCGCACGTCAGAGGCCTTACAACAACGCAGGCTCGCTGAGCTTGACGCCACGATGGCGAACATCGTTCCTCTGATGGCTCAATTCCCGTTCGTGGACTGGCAGAAGTACCTGGAGCTGCGCGGAGAGGCTATGAACCTCCCGAACCTCAGCGAGATCATTGACGCTGAAGGAGCGCAGGAGGTAGCCGAGGCGATGCTCCAGATGCAGCTCCAGAGCGAGGGCGGCAGCAGCAGCCCCCAGCCGCGCATGGGACGTGACGCGGGCAAGCTCCCGCAGAAAACCCCTGGCATGGATCGAGGCTTGATGCCTGGTGTTCTGTCCGGCGTTGACATCGGGTCAGCCGGCGTTAGACAGGAAGGCCTCATGAACGGAAGCGGAGGGTTATAGCCATGGCATGGGAAACTGTCGCTCAAAGCACCAGCGGGTCTCGGAAGTTCATTACCGTTGTCGAACGGACGGTAGATGACATATCCAAGGATCTTGTCATCGGGACTGATGTCCTCGCGGCATCTGTCTACGTCGTCGGTATGCGTATCTTGTGGACCACGACGGCAACCGTAGGAGATCGAGATCCGGCTGTGTCAGTGATTGACGGGTCAGACACGATCGCCACTGTCGTGTGCAACATAACGACGAACATTCAGGCTAGCCAGACCAACCTTGGGGTGACCTTCATTCCTACCATTAATCCAGGGGTGACGCCGTTCATCGCGGGTGGCGAGGTCTTCTCCGGAATGGGTATTTTCTACGCCATAAACGGCCAGACCATCCGCGTCTTCGAGTCAGCTACGATCGACGCTGCTGATGACATGATCGTTTTCCTGACCCTGGAGGTATTCGGATGAGGAAGACGTACGTAGCTGTCGGAGGTAAGTGGGTTCCGCGCGAGGAGGTAGGCCAGGATAGAAAACCTCTAGCTGTGAAGCCCACCGTGCATAACCTGCGGTCGTCGGCCCTTCCTAAGGGCTGGGCTTATGCCAGCGAGTACGACGATAGCGGCCGCCCGGTGTTCAGATCGAAGCGCCATATTGACGAGTGCATGGCTAAGGCGCGTGATCACGGGGAGCCCGTTTTTTACGACGACTAATTCCTCTGCACGCCTCTGCATAAAAGTCCTGACGCAAATCGACGTCGCAATCTGCGCTGGTTGACATGTGCCTATTTGGCGCTAGGCCATCGCAGGAATGAGCGGCGAACAAGAAAAATCCGCGCCCGCTGAGGGCAGCCAGACGACCACGCTCGAGCCGGACAGCGTTCTCGGCATGCTCGATACGAGCGGCGAGAACGATGACGCTACGCGTGAGGGGGATCGCGACGTCTTCGATCGCATCCTCGCTGACCGTAACGCGGCCGAGCCAGGTGAGGTAGAGCCAGAGCCTAAGGAGGCTCCCAAAGAGGAGACGGCTGAGGACAAAAAAGAACAAGGCGAGGCGGAGACGCCTGCCCTGAGTGACGAGCAGAAGGCGGACTATGAGGCCGCCTTACGCGCGATGCGACGGGCGAAGACTCCGCAGTCAGTCATTGACGGCATGTCCCACGAGGACGCCATCGCATGGGGCAAGGAGCTTCATGGGGTGCAGGCCGACGCTGACTCAGCTTTCAGTCGTGTGAAAGACCTAGAAAGGCAGCTGGAAGAGGAAGCATCTTCCTCCGCAGATGGCACGAGCGGGCCCGAGGACTCCGAAGACAGTACCGAGTTCGAGCCCGTGACCCTCACTGCAGAAGATGTGACTCCGCTCATCCGGAGCTTGGGTGTCGAAGACGATGATGAGGCTGCTAGCGAGCTGCTGGGTGTGTTCAACACCATCGCCGCCGCCGTTGACAAGGTATACCAGGAGCGCAACCAACCTCAGGTTGACCCGCGCATCGAGGGCCTTCAGGGAACGGTGCAGGCGATCGCCATGCGGTTAGCTCGAGAGGACCTCTCGGTGAACTACCCCGAGGTCAAAGCCAATGAGGCGAAGTTCCAGGACGTCCTGGGTAAGTTCCGGACCCTTTGGGAAACCGGTGACTACGAGTCGCACGACGACGCTATGGCGGACGCCGCGCGGCTGATCCTTGGTGAGCCTGTAACTGCTGCCCCTCCCAAGCAAGAGACCGCAAAGCCACCGAAAGAGGATCAGCCTACGGTTGACACCTCAAGGCCTCCCGACGTGGAAAAGACCGACCTCGAAAAGCAGCGTGAGGTCTTTGACGCGATCCAGGCCCGGAACCGGAGCCGCAGAGCGGTCTAGTCCATTTCTCTCTAATCCCCATAGGAGTCCAAAGTGACTGGTACTGCACTAGCTGACTTCAACGACTTTGTTGAGGGTACAGGCCCCACGTATGTGACCGGGCCTAAGTCACTCATCAACGAAGCGGTGAAGAACACGTACTGGTTTGGACGTCTCATTCAGGGGGCCAAGGCCAAGAAGAAGATGATTCAAGGTGGTGCCAACCTCCGCGAGTCCATCATCTTCCAGGATAACGGCACCTTCGAGACGTACCTTCCCGGTGCGAACCACGACTGGAAGAACCCCCAGCGCCTCAACAAGATCCAGGTTGAGTGGCGCTACACCCTCGCGCACATGGCGTGGGTTGAGCAAGAGATCCTAAACAACGAGATTGTCTCCTACGGCACTGACGACGCGAAGTTCCACGAGTACGTCAACATCCGCAATGAGAAGGAAACGCTCATGTGGACGGCGAAGTGGAACGGCCTAGAGGACCTCCTCTGGGCGCAGCCCAACGTCAACACGATGGAGGCCACCGACGGCACTGAGCCTAACTCCATCCCGGTGTTCATCAATCAGGACACCGACGGCCTCTGGGGCGCGGGCCATGCAGGATCGCCTACAGGTGACTACACCGGCAGCACCGTTGAGGGCCTCGATCCGACGGCCAGCGCGGTTAACTCGCGGTTCACTCCGCAGACGGCTACATACTCTACGCTGGACAACGCTGCCAGCACGGGTCTGTTCCCTGCCTTCGATGACATGTTCATGGATGTGCAGTTCGATCAGCCGCCCACAATGAAGATGTACTGGGAAGACCCCCGGTACAACAAGCAGATGATCGTTACGACCAAGGCTGGTCGTAAGAACTACATGGGTATCCTGCGTACCACGCAGGATCACTTTATCGCCGGCGCACAAGATCCCGCCTATCCGGATCCGATGTTCAACGGTATCCCGGTTTCGCGTGCATCTACTCTGGAGACCGCGACCCTTTATGAGGACGCTGTTTCCGGTGCTGTCACCACGGAAGACGACGCCGCCGGTACTACCGGCTTTACTGGCCCGCGCTACTACTGGGTGAACGCTGAGTACCTGTACCCGGTCTTTCACGCTCAGCGTTACTTCTACAAGCACGAAGTGACTAAGCATCACAACGTGCCGGACACGTGGGTCTGCCCCGTGGCGACCTGGTACAACCTCATCTGCACCTCGCGTCAACGCCAGGGCATTATCTATCCGAACGGAAACGTCTAGGAGAAGATACCAATGGGAACCTTCATTCAGCCCACTAAGACGGTTGGTATCGGCTTCGATCCGTTCCGTGATCGGATTACCGCGATCAACCGCACCGGTAGCTCTACGGCTATCGGCACGGTTGGCGTTCTTGCCCTCGACAACGAGGACGGGGACGTCAGTGACAACGAACTAGACGGCGGCAACGACTCCGGTTTCGGCAACGTCGTTGCTATCTCAAACACCTATGCATCCTCTGCGGATGGCTCGAAGCTCCAGGCTTCAGCGATCGTCGTGGTGGCCACCGAGGTCATCGCAGACAACGCTGAGGGAGAGTGGGTGGCCTACGGCGTAACGGACGTGCTCGTGAACGCGAACACGCACAACATCGCCAAGGGTGACCCGCTCATCGTCGACGGAGCTACCGCTGGAGTCATGCTGGAGGTCGATGGAGCTACCACGGGTGAAAACTACAAGGTAGTCGGCATCGCCCTCGCCGCGGCCACCACGGACGGCGCGCTCATCTCATGCGTCGTCAACGGTGTGTCCGGCCTCGGATGCTGGGAAGGATAGACCAGCCGTTCCCCCTCGCTCTGCCCCGGTCCACATGGTGTGGGCCGGGGTAGGGCCTTTCCAACATGTCTACCCTCGGCGCAGATCCCCAAGAGACGCGGTACATCGACTGCCACCGCCACATCCAGCACGTCCTTGGCGGGCCGGTTGCCGGGGAGCTTACGCCCAACGACATTGTGGACGAGGCTGGATACCACCTCGTCAACCTGCACCCTTGGAAATGGCTGGCTAAGCGCAACATCCAGCTTTCCCTGCGCCCCAAGGAGACCTTCACCTCCGCGACGTGGACCCAGAGCACCCTGACGCTCTCCTCGATCTCGCCTGCGCTAACAGCCACCGCTATCCAGGGAGATACCGTAGAGATCACAGGCGGTACAGGCGCCTCAGCTAAGCTCTACGAGATCGATTTTGACACGACCCCCACGACCACATCGGTGGTCCTCAAGGAGTCGATCGGGTCTGGAGCGGATACGCAGACCGATATTACCGGTAACTTTCCGAACAACCTCGTGGAGCTGCCGACGTGCATGCGTGATGCGCGCTCGATCTCCGCGACGGACGCCGTCATCAACGGCTTGCGCTGGACCACGCCGGAAGACCTCCTGCGTAAGCGCACCTCCCAGGTCGACGTATCGTCCTCCTGGAACTACTACGGGTTCGTGAACTACGTAGGCAAGCCCCCGCGCCCTGCGCTGGAGGTCTGGCCCACGACCACGGAAAACGACCCGAAGGCCTTCACGATGTTCTACCGTGAGGGCTGGGTGCCCGGCACGAGCGACCTTGACGTTCTGCCTATCCCCCCGTACATGCGCACGTGCCTGTTCCGGCTCTGCCGGATCTTCGCGCTGGGCTACGAGGAAGGAGATGAAGCCGGGAAGAAGAGCATCGACATGCTCCTCTTCGAGTTCTCGGAGTCCCCGATCCTGAAGGAGGCGATGATGCGTGACGGCATCATCCAGCCGACCATGGGACCCTTGCGGGGCGGAGCGGTCCAGTCGATGCCTCGCGGCTACCGTAAGCTCCTATCCTCTGAGGTCGATGCTCCGACGTGACCGAGGTCCCCATCCGTCTGCCGGTCAACGGGCTCTCGGAGAACGTTGCCTTCTCAGATCAGGAGCCCGCGACAACGCGCGACGCGCGTAACGTACGTTCGCAGGACCCGGGGACGGGGCGTAAGCGCATCTCTCAGCGCTCAGGCCTGTCGAAGTTCAATACGAACCAGCTCAACTCGTCTAACAAGGTGCGCGACCTTGTTCAGGTCACCTACGACAGCAGAAATGTGGACTGGGCGGCAGGCTCCAGCCCTCAGCAGATCGACGACGCGGTCTGGTCGAAGTCCACGCCCAGCGGCGACACGGCCTGCTACCAGCTCGATGTAGACCGTCAGGGCAACGTGTACGCCTTGGATGGTGACAAGGGCGTGGTGAAGTACTCGGCTGACGGGACGCAGGTATGGACCCTAAGCCTCCCCGTGGCCGCCACGGACGACAAGGTGAGGGCCATCTTTGTGGACCCCCTTGACGGCAACATCTACGTGTCCGTGTCGGTCATGGAGGAGGCGACCTCGGGACGCATCTGGCGTTACCAGGAGGCGGTCCTGGGTGACGGCACGATCGGCACAGAGCTGGTATGGGAAGTCCAGACAACGTCGATCACGCAGCGTCTCACGATCAAGAACGACAAGCTCTACTGTGCGCAGTTCGATCAGGATCTGCAGGCTGGCGCCATCCGGGTGTACGACAATCTGGACGGAAACGCGCCCATCCTCATCCGTCAGATTTTCCTGCCCAAGCCCCTGGGGATCGCGGTCAAGGACGACGGCTCAATCATCGCGTGCGGCCAGGATCAGCAGGCTTTCGCGATCGACTGGAACCCCAGCCAGCTCACGACCAGTACTGGGATCAGCATCAAGGACCGTATCTATCGCTGGCATCGCGCTCACGACGTGTCGGAGTTCGACGTGGGTGGAGATTTTGTGTCAGGTGCTGACGTGCTCAGGTGGCCTGACATCTCTGGCAACGAGCGCGAGCTGTTTTTCAATACAGCCACTAACCCCCCTAAACTGCGCCTGAAGGCTCAGGGGATCTGGCCGTCAATCAAGTTTGAAGCTGGCACCGGGCTGGACGCACGTCCTAACACCTCCATTGAGGCCAGCTTTAAGGCCGGGCAGCAATCCATGTTTCCCGCCTACTCGACCGGCATGTTCGCAGCCTTCTTCGTGCTGCGGTGCGATTCACAGGCGACCCTGTATACGCTGGCCGCACAGAACAGCGATTCCGGTACGCGCCACGAGCTGATCGTGAACGCCAACAGCTCCTCTTCTGCTACGGCAGACAGCTTTAAGTGGTTCACTGACAACACCTCTGGTGCTACGACTCCTTCCGCTGGGGCGTACTCAGACGGCGTGCTCCTCGTCACCATCCTGTATGACGGCGGAGTCAACCCAGGAATGAGCAGCACAACAGACGTGCGCTCACTGCTGCGCGTCAATGGCGAGCCCATCGACCGTTTCGAGAGCAACGAGATGGTCTCTCTGATTGTGTCAACCCTGGGGCATAATAACGGTGTCGCAGGAGCAGCGGGCACCCAGCTCGTCGGAGAGATCCTCGAGTTTATCGTGATCGACCGTGAGGGCTTGGCTACGCCTACGAACACCAATCGTGAGCCGATCACGCACGAGGCCTTCCCGGACCTAGCTGCGGCCGATCAGGGGGACAACGAGGTGACCCGCATAGAGGGTTATCTCATGCATAAATACAGCCTGCAGGCCTACCTGCCGGACAACACATCGTCTCATACGCACCCGTTCGGTCAGGACTCGAACGACATCGCGGGCCCGCCGCCTGATGGCAGCACCAGCGCCTGGATCCCGCTCCTATACGGACCTCCGCCCGCCACCGCTGACAGTAACTGGGTCGCGAAGTTCGCTGCCAGCGGCGAGATCGTATGGTCCATCGACAACAGCACCGACGAGGACCTCGATGGCGGTGGAGCCTCGAACATCGGCGGGCTAGGCCTGGACGTGGCTCTGGACTCCAATGGAGACATCTTCAGCGTAGGCCCGCAAGACGGCGTGGATCCGCAGACGGTGGACGTCATCAAGCTGATCGACCAGGGGACTTCCGTGTCTGCTGACCCCACTGACGGCGCCTGGGGGTTCAACCTCCAGAATCCGTACGGCTCAGGAGAGGAAAACCTGCCGCGCCTCGGCGTAGACACGCACGACAACGTCTACGTGCCGTTCAACGGCATCACGGTAGGCGGTGCCTTCCGGGTGCTCAAGGGTAGCGACGGCACGTCCCTGTACTTCTTCCAGGACACGGGCGCTACGTCCGTGGTTCCGCACCCCATCGTCCCAGACTACGACGGGGACCTCACGAACCCTACCGCAGAATTCTGCTACGTCTCGATGCTCGACGATCCGAACGGCGTAACGACCGGCAATGTGCATAAGCTGCGCATGCCGGTAGCGTCCGCTGCGACCGGTTCGCCGCGCACACAGGTGATAGCAGGGGTGGCTGGCGGGAACATCGTAACCTTCGCTGATTCCGGTTCTGTCACCACGGTGGGCACGGGCTCTATCGACACCACTTCCCAGTACGTTCAAAG